CCCAGCCATGGAAAAAATAATAAAAAGGTTGCAATTCTTGCTGTTTACATATATAATCCATGTTGTCACTGGCAGTTTCACTGACCACAACAATGCCCTTTTTTCTCACTCTGCCATATTCGTTGGTTATCATGTTGCATTCTTTAATGCTATCAAACGTAGATTGATGATATCCCAAGATTAACGGTTCTTGATCAAAGAAATAAATGAAACTAGTTTCGTCTTCTGCTTTATTAAAACTTCTACATAATATGCTATCAGGATCGCTGCGACCAAATGTGTCATGATAATGTATAGATGTATTAGGTAAATTTTGTTTAACCCAAGGCAAAAATGTATTTTCGTAAATTTCGTCTATTCTAATCATGTTTGATGTATTTTATATTGGAACCAAACCAGGATTGTTTTTGCATGAACAATCAGTGGAGTCAATTGAGCAAGCACAGGAGTTGTCACGTACTAGATTCTTCTGGATGGTGTCATACTTAGTAGATTACTCAGGGTTTGATTTCCTTTATGAACCGCCACCCTGGCAAGCACATCAGCGACATGCATGGCCCAGCCAATGGCAAAAAGATTCGGGTACATATCTTGTGCCTAAGATAGGCTATACTGATACAAATTATTGTTCTGCACCTGTGCTACAACGTCTTGATGACCATGCACATTGGACTGTTCCTGCAGGAGTAGATACAGAATCATTTGATTGGTCTTGGCATCCAGACGCAACAGAGCCTGCTTACATATATCAATTTGGTACACAACATCAACGCACTGGTGGTCCACAATATTGTGTAGCAGGTGCAACAGATATCAAATTTGTAGATCAAATAAAAATACACACCAATCGTGTGGCTACTGCCATTTATGAAATTGATCATTTAGATGGAGCAGCTGGACAAATACCCAACACCACCCGGCGTGTACGATACTTTGACAACTACAGAGATACCTTGATCCGATTGGCCAAGAGCATTGGCACAAAACATGAATTTGTATGGGTATGTAGTAGTATCTGTGACTACAACAACTTTGATTTTTCTTGGCATCCTGAACAATGGCAAGCTGGTATGCTACATGTATTTGCCAGCGACAATCAAAAGTTTGGTGACACATTCTTTATGCATGTGCCTAGTTTTGCTGCAAAAGCAGAAACTGTAGAATTACTGGACTGGTATGATTGTAACTTTGTCGACCAATTAGTGCCACGACGCCCCATGCCCATAGTGCAACATAATCATGACTGTCACATTAATGCAGTTAAAACTAAAGATTTTGCTGGACCGTTGGCAGTGTTCACTTATTCAACATACATGAGCAGAAATTTGGTTACTGTGCCACTTTGGAGAGAACAAACCAAGACTATAGTTCCACTGAATCCCGGAGCCAGTAGTGTGATTGTTCCAAAGTCTGCTATACCATATATAAAAACACAATTGTATGATTATCCATACATTGACAAAACACAGTTTATGCTGAAAGATCCACTCATGGATATTGTATTCATCTCCAACGGAGAACCCAACGCCGAACACAATCTCAAACGTTTACTTTTATTGCCCAAAGAAAATCGACTTGTACGAGTAGACAGTATCAATGGCCGTGCAGCAGCATATCATGCAGCAGCAAGAGTCAGTACCACACCTTGGTTCTTTGCTGTGTTTGCCAAACTGGAAGTGGATATTGACTTTGATTGGTCCTGGCAACCTGATCGTATGCAGCAGGCCAAGCACTACATCTTCCATGCTCGGAATCTATGCAATGGCTTGACATACGGACATCAAGCCATGATTGCATACAATCGGCAATTGGTATTGAATAACCCAGGTGTTGGATTAGACTTTACTTTGGACTCACCGCACGAAGTGGTTCCTATTGTGAGTGGAATAGCTGCTTATAACACATCAGACTGGAGCACTTGGCGTACAGCCTTTAGAGAAGTGCTGAAGTTGAGAGCCAGCTTGCCCGATGTGGAAAATGAATATCGTATACAGCAATGGCTAACCCCAAATCAACACACCCGCAGTGAACTAAGTGCAGCAGGCGCACAAGATGCACTAGACTACTATGATGAAGTAGCCGGCAACTTTAATCAGTTAAAGAAAAGCTACGAGTGGGAGTGGTTGGCCAGCTATGCGTTTTTCAAACGGCAGCTAACACCGAATCAATGATGTAGTCAGTTTCCAGATCGGTCAGTTCGGGGTAGAAGGGCAATGAGATACAACGCCGTGCTATACTTGATGCCACACTCAGCAAGTTAGGGCCTTTACAATCTTGATAAGCATCTAGCTCATGTAAGGGGCTCTTGTAGTGTATCTTGGTTTCAATTTGACCAGCAGCAAGTCGCTGTTGCAATTGGCTTTGGTTGTCCACTTCAATCACAAACTTTTGCAATGCATGACTTTTAAAGTTGGTATCATCAATCAAGCATCTGATAGATTTTTCTTCTAGCCTGGTCATCCAGTATCTTGCTATCTGACTTCGACGCAGTTGCCAAGCGTCTAGATGTTGAGTTTTGACCATCATCTGTGCACAGTCAATCTCACTCATGCGACTGTTTGTACCTACAGTAGTATGCCCGCCAGCTTTGCCATTGTTGCACCAATTGCGAGTGTATTCAGCTAGATACAAATCAGAAGTGACCACTGCGCCACCATTACCGTAGTTGGAAAGATTTTTGGTAGGATCAAAGCTGATAGCAGTAAAGCTGGCTTGTCGGTTACAGTTGTCAGACAGCCAATGCTGCGCACCGTCTTCAATCAAACAATCAGTCATGACATACCATCTATGCGTTAATGCAGCACCGTATAGGCCTACCACACAGATGGCATCGTAACTGCGAGTGTGATCATCTTGGATCAATGCAGGATCCATACATCCATATGTGTCAGTATCCACAATCTCCACTTTCCACCCGGCCATAATGAATGCGTTGGCAGTGGCAGGATATGTCATAGCTGGAACCAACACTGTGGGAGTCTTGCCTGTATCACGAATATTATCAGCACAGTAGGCAGCAATGATCTCCAGCGCCTGTGTTCCGGAATGGCATGTTACTGCATGCAAATTATGATTCTTCTTGGCCAACCACGACTCAAACTCAGCGGTGTTGTTGCCATCCATAAGATTACCTGAACGCAACACTATGTCAGTCACATCCAAGATCTCTTCACGTAGATTGTTATACTGTCTTGGGAGCCCAGTAAAGGCTATTTTTAAACCATGCATAGTAATTCTCAAAACCTTCTGCAACATCAACTTGTGGATTGTATCCTAATACTGCTCTAGCACGATCAATGTTCAATGCACCACGTGATGGGAAATCTGCATCTTTGTCACGTAATTCAATTGAACCTTTGCCCACGATCTCAATAATCATTCTAGCAGCCTGCAACAAACTAACGCTGTGGCTTTTTGTGATGTTGAATATTTGATTAGCAGCAGCAGGCACAAGTGCAGCAGCCACAACACCGTCAGCAGCATCATTCACATAGGTGAAGTCTAGTGTTTCGTGGGCTCCGTTGACTTTGAGCACTCCGCCGCGCATTGCTGTGAGCATGAATTTTGAGACAACTCGGTCTTCCACATCGAGCGGGCCGTATACAGCACTAGGCCTAAGTATAGTATAATCAAAATATCCCCGACGAGCATAATCTTTAACAAGGTGTTCTCCTGCAAGTTTCATAATTCCATATTGTCCCTGTGGCTTACACACAGCATCCTCAGCGACATCATTCACAAAGTTGCCATACACCATTGAGCTGGAAATGTATACAACACGTTTGACTTGGTGTGTTTTGGCACTCTCCAAAATATTAAGCAAGCCAGTCATCATGGTATCTGCACCCTGCATTGGATTGGCATTGACTACCTTCTGTCGAGGAAAACTGGCCATGTGTATAATGGTATCAAACTTGTATCGATTGCACAAGTATTCAATGGTATCGGATGTGATGTCTGCATTGTACACATCACATAACGTGATCTTCTTGCGTCGTTCAGCAATCAAGTAATCAAGTTCACTTTGCGGAATGATTCCGTAAGTGGTTGTGTTGTCAACAATCACAACATCATGACCAAGATTTTCTAAACAATGTACCACATTGTGGCCAATCAAGCCAAGTCCGCCGGTGACTAATATTTTCAATTTGCTCCCCATTTCATGGTGTAAAACATGTAGACTTTGTCGTCCATATTTGTAAAGTTACTGCTGTCGGAATAGTCCCAATGTCGTCCATGTTCGTAAACACCAGGTCTCCCATATGTGTTCTGTAACCATTCACGCTGTTGATAATCAGGAACACCTTTTCTACGATACAGCAAGAACGGAACAAATTCTTTGCCGTTCCATATCTGCTTGCGTACCGGAGGTGGCAGAACTATGTCTCGCTTGTCTATGTATTCAACTGCTGGTGTTAACATACTTTAATGTGTAAAAAGTTTGATCAGATTCCTTCATACGGGCCATGACAGCAAATTCAAATCCATACGAGGCTAGATCTACATGACGCACCCACCAGGGTGATTCTATAGCATTTTCCATTACAAATTTACCAGCTTCGGTTTGTTGCCATTCCCATATGGGTTGAGCAGCATACAACACAGGATCCTCTACATCTCCCATGCGGAATCTATGTACCACCATGTCAGAAAATGTCACAGCAGCACCATCAATTATTTTGGTTTCTCTGGGACTACCATGTTTGCGGTGTTCTCGATCTAAATCACGTAAAATGGCCATGTGCTAGTATAGCACGGTGTGTACTAGTTTGCAACTAGATCGGCTGCTATTAACAATATTTTCTAGCCTGTTCTAATTCAGGAATATAGTCACCTAATCGACTATTTCTTGCTCGATCTAAATTATCATTGTAATGGAAAAATTGTTTCAATATAGCAGGATCGTAATCATATGTGTTGTAACGATCTATAACTTCGTCCACCAAGTTATTGGTGTTGCGTCCGCTGTTGTAGTACACTTGTGTTTCTCTGCAACGATGCATTGACTCTAATACTTGTTGTCTCAATGGATGATGCCACGGACCAAGATATTGGTCAAACATACCAGCGGGTTGCACTAGTGCATTTTGCCCAGGAAAATCTTGATCATAAAATTCGTAAATCTCATGAATACGTGTGGCATTGTACATGCTAAACACTGTTTGAAATGCCAGAGTGTGACCTTTTGCTAGTATGCGATAGCAATTTTCTCTTAGAGAGTCAAAGTCTGTGCCCCATCTGATGTAGTCATTTACTTTTTTATAACCATCAAAACTCACACTAAAAGTCACACTTGGAAACTGGTCCAGTAGATCCAGTAATGTATCGCTGATTTTTTTTCCATTTGTACCGATGCTAAGATCAAAACTGGTTTGTTTTTCTTTGATACATTTCTTTAAGAATGCATAAAATTCAGGTTGTACAGTTGCTTCACCGCCGGACCAATGTATTCTTTGTAGCGTATTAAAATTTATCTTGTCATAAGGTACGGTACCTTGCATATGATACTCATCAGAGACTAACGGAAAACCAAATTTTTTATTTTCTTTTTGTATTAAATGACTAGATCTGCCATCACACATGCGGCACATGATATTACATTTGTTGCTGGGTCGAACTTCAAGATAGACAGGATTTTTTATGCTTTTTAAATCTTCAACACTTTTTAGTCTCAATCGTATTAACCATTCAAGTGATTCAAATTGTCTAGCAGATTCACCACTGAGTTCTTCTCGCTGATAACAAATATTGCAATTGTCCGGCATTGGTATACCGGCTATCATGTTATTTCTAATAGGAGTAAATCCCGGAGCAGTGGCCCAATCCACAATTGATTCTAATTTGGTCAATGGTTTAGAGTTTTTCTGACACAAGTTGACCCACCCGTAATCATTTTGTAACCCTATAAACGGATACACACACATACTCTTATTGGTGTTTAATAAATTATACCAATACATGATGGTGGTGTTGCTGGTGTTATTTCTAAAGTCTGTGTTGAACTCTTTCTTTTCTAATTCTATCATGAGCCTGAACGTGTTCACAAAAGATTTAAAATGCGGGTAAGAATCAACATCTTGATCAAGCATTATGATATGATCAAAGTGTTTGACTAGACCTTGAACAATAGCGCCAGCAGGGATATCCGCAATGCTGGTATGATAATAACCAGCATGTGTTGGACAGAATGTACTTGAGGAAACTAAACCATGATTAGTAGAGAACTCTTTTGTTGCAAGGGCTGATACCAGTTGATCGCTGTGTTCAGTTTCGTTTCCTATGCAAAGAATTTTTTTATTGATCATGTTCCATATTTATTGACCCACCAAATCAGAGCCCATTGGAAAAATTTCAGCAATAACTTGAGCACAAGCTAAGGCCACTGCTTGGTGTTCTTTTTGTGTACCATTGGCACTACGCAATTCAATAAAATGAATCCAGCTGCGTAATGTACCATTCATGTACAGTCTGCTGACTGTATTACCCTCAGGCAAGATTGCCCGAGCTTGTTCCTTGGCAATGCCACGTTCAATAGCACGAGCATAGTGCTTACGAACCAAATCAATGACTTCTTGTTGAGCACTATCCCACCACAATGCTAGATCTTCATCATTGGCCTCAATGCTATTTTGTCTATTCTTTGTGTCCTGAAGCCTGGCCGCACGTAGCACAAAGTCTAAATCTTTTGTTGGATCAGCATACCGTTGACTGAACTCTTGAAAGCTAAAGCTGCGATGACGCAAGATTTGTCTTGCAATGTCTCTTGTTGTGGTAATCTCAATACAAGCAGACACCATTTCAAGTGGGCTCCAGTGTTGATGTTTGACAAGATATCGGATGAGTTTTTCACTAGTGTCAGTATTGAGCTGATTGCTTGGATTAGATACACGGGCACAATATGCCACTAGTTCTTGAGCATCGGTGATGCCCTGGCTTGCAAATTCGGCCGTTGGTGTGCTGTGACTGAGTAATCTAACGTTCATAATTTCTTTAGTAATTTATCGGTGGCTGGTTGTACAATGCCAGCCACAGTGGTAACATCAACAACAAAATCGATGGTACGCACGGACTCTCCAAGCAAGGAGAGATTTCTATTTAAGATTTCTTCAACTTCATCATTGTCAAGACCATCTTTCCGTAATCTAGCAAGATTGATGGTCTTTTGTTTACCACCATCAACTTTGATAATCATTTTGTTAATGCATTCTAACGGGACTTGGGTCTTGTCAACTTCAGAAATTATATAATCCCACTTGGCCAGGAACTCATCACTCAGCGGCATGGGCAGCAGCCTTGGCCTTTGCAGGGCGGCCTTTTTTCACTGCGGCAACTTTTGGTGCTTCAACTTCAATTTGTGGAATTGGAACCATCTTGGGCAAGTCCATCATCTTCACACCAGGAAACATCCTTTCAGCTTCTTTCTTCATTCTGGCTGCTTCGTTGATCATACCAGATGCTTCGTTGTGCATACGCACAGCCTGTGTAAGCATGTTGGCAGCAATGGTCTTGTCATCCAATGCACCATCTGTGGGTGCAGCAGTGTACCCTGCTTCCACTGGTGCAGAGCGTGATTGTTGTCCAGCTTTGTAAGCAGCTTCAGCAGCACGTTTGACCTTGGGATCAACAATACCACGGCTGTTATCAATCTCTGCCAGTTTGCGCACAGCATCTTCACCTTTCTTCATCTCATTGAGAATCTTGTTGAGCTCGTTGAGTCGAACATTAGAGTTCATGTTGGGGGTCATCAAAATTTGTTCAGTTTGTACACGTTTCATCAATCGTTCAGCATGCAGTGTTTGCAGCATATTACGACCGTCGGGCAAGATGTTTCTGTTTAGAGCATCAGCAAACTCTTCAGCTGCTTGTCCTACTGGACTTTCCAACACCTTCATCAGTGGATCATGGATGCTGATGGGTAGTAAGTCAGGATAGATGCACAGGCACATATGATCGTCGCCTGGAATTTGTCTAAAAATAACTGCAACCTTACGGTCTCCGTGTTTACCAATGTGTTTTAAAAATGCCATAATATCCTCCTTAAGGGTTAGTAGATTCTGTAGAATCTGGCACTTCAGCCCGAGGCTGAGTTTCTGCTGCTTCTGCTTCTGCTTGAGCCACAGCGGCCTTGATGAACAGATCAATCTTTTCATACAAGGTTCCTACATGTTTTGCTTCAGCAGCACCAAAGGCACCACGCCTGACAGCAGTGTCGATAATATCTCGAGCCAGCACAATGTCGTTAATTGTGAGTTGGTTGTTGATGTCTTCCATATAGATATTTACATAAGAAACCCCCTGAAGTTAAATTTCTCAGGGGGTTTGGTAAACCTAGTGGGTGTTATTTGGTATCTTCTTCGTAGTAAGCATGAACACCCCAGGGTGGAACAATGGTAGTGGTACCATGCAAAATCCAAGTGACTTCGCAGTAGTTTTCATCACCCCAGCTGCCAAAAGGATAGCCATCTGTAAACACTATCAAACGACGCGGCACAATTTCGTTTTCTTTGAAGTAGTTGTAAAAACAATCAAAGTCTGTACCGCCGCCACCTTCCACTTCATAGTCACAGATACTATCCAAGTTGTCAGAATCGTATTGTTGCGGGTTATAAGTGTCAGTATCAAACGTGATAATATGGATCTTGTATGCTGGAAACGAATCCATAATACCTTGGATTTCACTCAAGAAGTCCTTGAGCATGGTCTGCCCAATACTGCCGGATGCATCAATTGCAATAGCAATATCGATCATCTCATCGGGTTTCATACCGGGCATGACTGCATCCATGTGCCAGCCTCGACGGCTTGCTCGCATCCAGGTGTAGTCGCTTTTGATGGTACTTTCCAAATTCATACGCAGCAGTTCGCGCCAGTTCATCTTTGGCTCAGTCATCTCGTCAATCAGACGCTTGACTCCTAGCGGGATATTACCGGCACCATCAACTGTGGCAGCAGCAGCCATCATGGCTTCTTTGAGCTCGTCCTTGATAGCCTGACGATCAGCTTCACTCAGTTTGGGACGACCCTTGCCTTTTTTATTACCATTGCCGTCTTCATCACCGTCGCCATCACTCTCATCATCGCCTTCACCATCCAGGTGATCGTCTAACAATTGATCAATTAGATCACTCATGCTGATGCGTTTGACATTCTTCATCAAGTCATCAAACACTTTTTCTGAACTCCACCCATTGTACTTGCGATCGTATAAGCAAGGCACCGACGTGATAAACTCACCAACACCATGTTCTTTCAAGTCTGCGTTAACACAAAAGTCATTGGCCACATTCCAAATTTGTGGATCACGATCACCGCGGCGTCCAAAGTGATCATATACACAATGCAATACTTCATGGCCAAACAAGAACTCAATTTCTTTAGGACGTAACATTTCAATGAAACGAGTATTGTAATAGAAGTGACGTCCGTCTGTTGCAGCAGTACCGCACCACTCATCTGCGTTAACCAGCTTGAGACGAGTTGCCAAGTTACCAAAGAAGCTGGCTTTCAACAGCAAGCCCACCCGGGCAGTGATCAGTTTTTCACGAACTTTGCCGTCCAGTTTCTCATCTTTGGGCCCAATGAGATTTTTAAATTTATCTTCTTTTTTGTTAGCGGTGGTGCCTTTGGTTGCCATAGATCGTTCCTTGTTAATGTTTATATTATACGACAATACAAATTACTGGTCAACTTCTTACTTAAAATAGCGATAAGGAAGTCCAACCAAGAAGCACAAATACTCGTTGTCACCGTTCGAACCTTCTGCCTCGTGTATCCAACGCAGAGCCATGTCACGGTCTTTGGCACCGCAAGCCATGATGCTCAGCATCCGCATCTCAAAGGCGTGTGAGGCCTCGTGCTCGGCGATCTTACGATCACGTTCGTTCTTAACAATCTCGCTTTGCAGGAAGTCAAACTCCCGGTTGAACTTGTCCTCATCCCAGAGATGTGTGCTGATGCCACGTGGGCGAACACCGTAGGCATCCTTGTACATATCCCAGAAAATGCTCTGGAGTTCTTCGGTGCGGGTCATTGTTTCAAACATCTTGCGTCCTTTTTACTGCGTATGTGTATATTATACCCGATCTTGCAATACCGGTCAACCAAAAAAAGTGTGGGTTTTTTGCAACATTTATAGGTATTTTAGCTGGAACCAAGTGAGTGCAGCTTCGTTAAAAAAGTCCAAGTGAACCTGCTTAAAGCAGCGGCTTCGCGGCACTACAGAACCTGGCGGAACGAACGAAACCCATTCATCATGCCGCCGCACAGTGAATCCCAACTCACGTTTCAACACCCAACTCACAATAATTTTGGCACTATTGTCAGCTAGTATCTTCTGCCAAACAAGATCCCAATGCGCAGGTGAGCAAAAGATAATGAGATTCTTTTTGACAATTACTTTAGAATTTGCGGACATGAGCCAATTGAAACCACACTAGTTCTGATTCAGATGCCACATAGATACGATAATCACGATACTCAGTTTGATATGCCCAATACGGATTTGATTCCGGAGGAGCATTGGTTGCTTTGGATTGCTGATTCATTGCCATCTGTATCTCAGCTTCTTGTGCCCATCCATAAGTTTGATTGAACCAACGTCGAGCTCGATCAAAGTCCAATGCACCAGTACCACCTATTGGGCTGGTGCTGAAACGAATCATGAACTGATATCTAGTGCGATGGTTATGACGATAGTCTAGTTTGGCAATTTCATAACGCATGATGAAATATGGGGACCGTAGTCCCCATTCCTGTTTAGCCTTGGGCCTGCAGCACGTACTTACCAAATTTGCTGTGGAACTCATCAAAGTGCTTGAGCTTGGTAGGCTTGAACGGCAAGTTGTAAGTGGTCAATGCAATACGAGAACCCATCACAGTCAACTCAGTTTCAAAGTTCCGCATCATGTAGCTGAGGAAGTTATCAGCCATCTCGTGGAATTTCTTTTCTTCCACTTTGGCCTCAACAGCAGCCTTGAGTTCGTAGCACATGGAAATAACCAGGCTGTACATGGCACTGATTTCTTTCACATTCAAGTCTTTTACTTTACCGCTCAAGATGTCAGTTGGGTCAGGCATACGACCAGACACCTTGCGGTGAGCCATAAACTTCACTGCCAAGCCTTCACCAACAGTACCTGCTACCAAGTTGGTAAAGGTGTCGTCATCGCCGTCTGCATCATCCAACAGCTCACTCACAAAGGTCCAGCTGCGCGGAGTAGCGAATGCACGGCTTGAACTCTTGGAATCAAAATCGTACAAGTCTTGCTTGGCAAAACTCAAGTAACCAACCACGTCCTTGTGGATGTTATGAGTCACAGCCCATTCTTGCCACGAAGCAAAGTCCACTTTCATTTCTTGGTGAATAAAACGATTTGCCAACGGAGTAGGCATGCGATAAGTCACACCCTTGTCGCTTTCACGGTTGCCTGCTGCTACCATAACCACGTTGTCGGGCAGGCGATACTTGCCAATGCGACGGTTCAGAATCAGCTGATAAGCAGCGGCTTGAACTGAGGCTGCGGCACTGTTAAGTTCGTCCAGGAACAGTACCACAATAGGATACTGGCTAGCAAGTTCTTCGTCGGGCAGTTCCACAGGAGGTGCCCAATCCATCTTGCCAATTTCTTTGTTGTAAAAAGGAATACCACGAATATCAGTGGGTTCCATCTGACCCAACCGCAGGTCAATCATATAACCGTTAAGGTCTCGAGTAATACCTTCAACCAGTTCACTCTTGCCAATTCCTGGAGGGCCCCACAGGAACAAAGGACGCTTGACCTTGAACGCTTTGAGCAAGGACTTGTGTGCCTGGCGAGCTGTAACTGTACGTGATTCTGACATGGTGGGTACCTTTCTGTTGTTGATAAGTTAATTATAAGCGATCTTGATTTTCAGGTCAAGCAGTTTCTTTAGCCAACTGCTCGCTGAGAACGTACAGGGTGTTGGGAATCATACCTTCCACAGCATACAGGCTACCGCAGTACCAGATGCCATCTCGCATGATGTAGAAGTATTCAGCACCGCAGCCGTCTACCAGTTCCAGGAACTTGTCGAAGCTTTGGCTTACTTGGAAGTCCACATCTTTTTCACCGCGATCTCGACCGTAGAAAGTGGTCATGTCACCAAAATTCTTGTTCCATGCTTCGCACTCGGCGCTGCCGTATGCGTTGGGGTTGCTGAACTCATGCTTCTCACCAATTTTGGATTTCAAAGCACTGATATCGCCCAGGGCCACCAGGTTGTTGGCTTTGGCCGAATCATAGTGCTCTTGCAGGATAGCACCGTTGTGACTGAGATAGCCATCCCAATGGCAATAAACGCTTTTGCAGTTGTCACCATGCATCACACCAATTCGACTACGTGTACCCATTTTTTTACTCCAGTTTGTTGCTGTCTAAGTGTATATTATAACCGATTTTGCAATACTGGTCAACCGATTACTACCACACGGCGTGTACCTTCGTAGTCGCCTTCGTCTTCGTACATGTCGCTCTCGTCCAAGAGCTTGTCCATGCCATGATAGTCACTGCGCTTGACCACACCTTCAAACACTTGGTCCACAGAAGGAGCAACCTGAGTGCGCCAGTGGTCACCATAATTGTAGGAGAAGTGTACTTCTGCATCGGGGTTCATGTTCGCTAGCTCTGCGATGAGATCTTTGACCAGCATGTTTTATTCTCCGTCCTTCATGACATATTCAAACAGGATCCACTTGGCACGATTCAAGCACTGACGAGCATCTTCGGCTCGCATGTGATCAACTTCACCGTATTCGGTATTGATCATCTCTTGTGCATCGCTCATGAGGCTTGCTGCCATCATGGCAGGACCAGAGAAACGAAAAGTCATAGACGATTCTACCGATTCACGCATGCCTGCTTCAGTCACGCCGTACATGCGGACTTCGCGTTTTTGTTGCTCGGTGAGTGCTTGGTAAGTTGCTGTGGACACTTGGGACTCCTTTTTGCTGAACATGCGTATATTATAGCCGATTTCTCAATTCCGGTCAACCAAAACACGCCTTAAAAACCGTTTCGCGCACAGCAGTATCTGTGGCTTCTTCAAATGCTTCTTCTTGGCTCAATGCCGACAGCATGGCACGAACAGTGTTCTGAGACAGTTGATGCACTCTGGCAACCATCACAATGCCTTGGATGGCTTGATTGCCAGCGTCAGTAAACATGCCATAATCTTGTGTTTTAACCATTTTTGGTCCTTTTTGCTGCGTATGTGACTATTATAGTGGATCGTGAGATAGCGGTCAACCTGAAATACCACACTTTAAGTGTGGTATTTTCACAACAAAAATTGGTTAAATTACAGGAGTTTTGTCAGAGTTTTTCTGACGAGGAGCAGCAATACGACTGGCAAGATCAGCTTGGATCATGAGTCTGCGGATCTCACCGCGATATTGTGAGTCTACAATAACTGCTAGTTGACGTTTAATGCTTTTGGGCATTTTATAATTTGATCCTGATTTCATTTAGTTCCTTGTGGTTTTTTTGTTCTAGCTTCCATAGCTTCTAGTTGATCAACAAAATCTGCATACTCCTGTTGCAATGCGGGAGATAGAGAATTTAATGCTGCTACATCAGGCACCAGTTCACTGAGTTTTGCTCTGAGTTGATTAAATTCAGCTTGTTCTGCTGCGCTCATGGTCTTGGGAGCATTATAATATTTCAAGGCTTGGTATCCGACATATCCAAGTGCACCAACTATGCCAAGCCCTGCTACTGGGATGCCCAACTTAAGAGCATACATGATTAACATATCACTTGCCATTTCAGTTGCTGATTTTTCAGCAGCAAACCATTGCGGCTTGATTTTGTTCAATTCCCGGGCCAATTGTTTCCCTGTTAGTCCCGACGAATTCATTATAACCTGTCTAGCTTGTTCATATGCTTTGCTAGATTTAGCGAGCGCTGCGGCTTCGGCTGCTGCTTTGGTCCACGGAATACCCTCAGTTACTATGTCTCGATGCCGGGCCATTTGTTCACTAAGTGATTCAACATTGATACTTTCAAAGGTCTGTGTTTTTAGCAATGCATCAAGTCGATTCAACGTATCTTGAACAGCAGCTTCACGAGCTGCAGAAGTAGCTGGTGTTGCCGGAGTGGGTGTTTGAGTAGGAACCCCCACTTTAACTACATCTTTGAGCACAGCATCTATACGAGATTGCAAGTCCGGAGTCAACGCAGATTTATTAGCAGGATTTTCTTGCCAATTCTGAATGATCTTGATATTGTCGGCAATAGTCTTGGCATCCTCAGGAGAGATAGCCACTGTTGGGGGTTCGGTTAGTGCATCACGTGCTAGTCCTGCTGCCAACAGGCCTGCTGAAATCCATGTGCCCAGACCTGGAAACAAAGAAGCTATACCAGCTAGTCCAGAAATGCCTGCACCTAAATAATCACTTTGTTGGTATCGGTCATAAACATCATACCCACTTAACGCCAGTCCAACTCCGGGTACTAGTCTGCCTAGTGTTTTACCTGCTACACCAGCTGCAACTTTTGATGCACCTGTTTTGGCAGCAGCAGCAGCTGGTGCGGCATAAGGTCCAGCCCCTGCCAACCTTGGCATCCCCATTCCTGCTCTTTGTGCTGCTTGTTGCGCTGGTGTTTGGGCAGTTGGCCCCGCCTCCAACAGTAAACTCCACTGTTTCATCTGACTTGCAGGAGTTGAGTATTCGCGGCCTTCACTGAGTTTGACTTTGTACTTGGCCAGTATTTTTTCAATGGCCACAAGTGCAGCAGTCACTTTACTAGTATCTGCAACCACCTTGGGTGTGGTTGGTCCAGGGGTAGACGCTTGAGCACTACTGAGATCTGCATATTTGGCAGAGATGTCTGGATACTGAGTCATGGCAGCAGTAGTCAACGGACCAATGTCACCATCTATACCATCACGATTTAGCCCTGTTGCACCCAAGTCGGCACCAGCAGCTTTGAGCTCTGCTTGTAATTTTTTAATACGACCAACGTTGGCACCACCTGCTGTTTGTGGTTGCGGCACTGGATCAGGTCGATCTGCTGCACCACCGGCCACAAACTGATGTTTTAACTGCTGATGTTGACTTTGTGGTGTACCACAAACTGCACAGCGTGGTACAGAGCCTCCAGACATCTGCCGATTCAAATTGGCAATGGCATCATCATTGCTGAATGTTCCAGAACTTGGGAGTGCCACATTGGTGTTGGGTGGTACTAGATCTGCCTCATTCAAGAGGTCAAGGTACCGGCGGAATTGATTAGTGCTCATGAAGATATTTATCTTTTTCTATGAGCACAGCGATCTTCAGTATTTTCTGTGATGGCTGCGAGAAATCACATCTTGTGGTTTGTACAGCCAACTACGATCCACAAAGCCCTGTTCAACTTCACGTAGTGCAGTGACCAAATGTCCAGAAACTTTGGTTACTTTTGGCATGTCTCCGCGGGATAGTTCTCGAGCACGACGTGATGCAATTAGCACCAATTCGTAACGGTTGCCAATCATTGCTGCTGCGTCTTGACTAGTGATTCTTGCCATGTTATTCTCCGGTGTTGATGATTTATACAGTATACAGCATGATATGGTCAAAGTCAAGTTAAAACTCTTTCAATTTGGCAATGTCCCGATGCTTGACTATGATGATGTTGTGTATTTTGTTTTCATGCTTGATTGGAAGATCCAAGTGTATTGAGATCCTGGGCCCAGTGTTGTCAATCACTGTGTCGTTGCCCACGGTGCCAACAAATGGGATTCGATTCCAGTGTCCAAACACTCGATCGCCAATCCAGTACCTGGGTCGATATCCAATGCGTTCAAAGTATTCAGTTTGTTTACCCATGCTAGTATATAGTGGTCAAAAATCACAGTCAAAAGAAAGCCCGCCGAAGCGGGCTTCTGTTATTTTTGGTAACAAGGTATAACTACCTTGCCTTCTGGGTGCTTACGCAGCCATTAGGAATTTTTCATCGTTTGCAGATAAAGTTTTTTGTGTCTACGACCGGGTTACCCCAATCCTAACGGCTTCTACATTGCCGGACTGTCCATTTCATTACTCTTGACCCAATCGATCCTGTGTCAGGCCCATCATAAAGAAACTTGTTTGAGATACTGCTCACCGTCACCGGTAACATACCAATACTCATCATCGTTGACTATGTATCCCGAGTCTGCCAAACTATCCATAGCATTGTCAAATGCTTGGGTGCGTGACTCATCTTCTACATAGTCTAATCCTGACATGATGGCAGTATAGATTCCTTTTAGTATTAGAATTTTACCTAATCCCTTGCCTTGAAGGGTTGGATCTAACTCTACTAAACTTCTTCCACTATCTGCATCGTATTGAAACGTTCCTGCATATTGCCCGCCAACGTTCATTTCAACACCAATGGTATTACTACCTTTTGTTGTATTGAAACTTAGTTTTGCACCGGCAATCTCATTAATACGCATCAAACTTCCTTATGGTGGACCTGGCGGGCACTGCCCCCGCGTCTTGAATCCTTTTCAATCTACTTCATACAATCTTAACTGTTATTTAGTATACAGGTTATTCCGGGAATATCCGTCCTGTAACACTAAATCGTTGTCCACTCACATTACTTACACTATGGAAATTTCCCACGTTTAACACATGCCATCTCAACGGTTCAATCACATAAGAATGTGTAACGGCTCTTTGCTCGTTGTAGAAAGTTGTGGTAACATCATCACCACCAGGATCTACAATGTAGCTGAGTTTTACTTTGGTGACCATGTCCTTGTGTATAGGAAGATTCTTCATAAATTGAAATGCAAAGTACATGTCTTGAGATATGTTTTCTTTACACCAGGCATCTATTTTTTCGTTGTTGTCATCAGTCTGCCAATAATATTCAGTAGCAGACTGATAAGGAAGGCCAAATCCTTTTGTCTGGTAATCATCTACATTTTTACTCAATGTAGAGATTAACTCCGACGGAATAGGCGGCAAATTTAAGTATCTAATCATACAGTTTATCGCCTATTTATCTTCAAACACAACGGATCTACCGCAGTGCGGGCAGTATAGCTTCCGTGGTTTCCATGCTTCCATTGTGGCAATACTGAACCATCCCTTACACTCTTTACAAGTGAAATGATAGATAGTTTCTTTTTCCATGTTCATTCTGAATAAAAACTTTAAAAAAAATTCAATTACTACGTTGTTTAATGAGCTCTAAAACTGCAGGATCATTGGATTGATCTTTATTTGGTGTAAACAATGCTCTTGATCTTAGATCGGCACCTTCCTCTGGATCAATCAAGTAATATACTGCAATACTGCTACGATATACACCTTTGGGGCAGGATAACTCATCTGGTAGCCCGTGCCACGAATACTGAGTGGTATCAAATAATACAGCACGGTTAAATTTATTTTCTACTGTTCGTACACATTCCATTGGTTGATTGGTTTTGGGATCATTGCTCCATAATTCCAATCCACCGTTCCATTTGGGATTCCAATCTGGAGTCATGTAAATGATTAAATTATAATGACGTTTCAACTTTAATTTAGGATGAATGTTATAGTCAAGATGTACATTTAACTTACCGCCCTTGTGATGTGAATGCCATCCTCCGCCGTGCAACCCTATATCAGTTTTGACATCAGTGCCAATGATTGGTTCAACAACATTAAGAAATTCTTGGCTATTTAGATAAGTGAACGCCCGGTATGTTTCAGCAGGAAATCTATCCCAATGATTACAAGTCTTTTTATCTTCAACAGAATTTTGATAATGTGCGGTCCAGACAGAACTTTCATAATTTGGAAAATCTGCAACCAACGCTTGAGCAATATCAGCTTTCCAAAAATTATCAATGATCACATGTCTGAATGGAGTTGCATCGATAAATTGTTTTGATAAATCTAACCAGTTTTGATCGTTGATAAAGTTATTCATCTTGGCACTTGCGTTAGTTGGATGAAAAATTCTCCATGTGACTGTTCAATTTTGTTTGCTAATTTAACTATCATATATTATTTAGTGGTGCTCCTAACAAGAATTGAACTTGTAGCTCGCCCTTACCAAGGGCGTGTATTACCATTATACTATAAGAGCTATGGTCTCTGCAACCAGAATTGAACTGGTATCTAATCTTTAGGAAAAACTTGTTCTATCCATTGAACTACACAGAGTTGGTGGGCTCTGCAAGAATCGAACTTGCATCGTGAGTTTCGAAGACTCGGATTCTATCCGTTGAACTAAGAGCCCTTGAGAAGAATCCTACCGTATGCAACAACTTCTGAGAGTGGAAGTTACACAGAGGGCAGGGCCGTGTTGTTTGGCGGAGAGCAGAGGAGTCGTTTTCCTATAATTGGCGGAAGTGGACGGATTCGAACCCTCTAACCCCTTTCAGGATCAAACAGTTTTCAAGACTGTGTCGCTCTCCTAGACGATAGCACTTCCAATTACTCGTACAGACTAATAAAGTCTTTACCATACTTGAATTTGACATATTCAAGTACCGTTTCTAAATCTTTTTCATACAAGACAGACACATCTGGATTAGCAGCTAATTTTGCTATCCACTGTTCGGTCTTGTATCCTTTAATTTCTACTATAGCACCTTGTACTATAAAATCTGGAATGTAATTTTTAACCACTCCTTGCCAGACATATTTTCTCTTCTCTGTATTTCGTTTAATGCCTATTTCGTGCTCTAAACAATAAACTACATACGCGAGTTCCCAACTGCTATCACAAAAGAATCCCTTGTACCACCCCTTCTTACCTCTCCCGGACCCCTGTACATATCCGCCAAATTTACGTTCTTTGGCTATTGTTGAAAGTTTTTGTCTAGTTGATATTGAGTTACCACCTCGAACATTCCTCATATTAGCAACAGGTGCTTCTATTCTTTGCGGGTTGCTTTTACAACATCTTTCGTGATTTCGTAAAGATAACAATTTTTCATATTTTATTATGGAGCAGTGTTTACAAATAGGCATAAAGTTTTCCTCTACACTTATTTATACAATCAAGGCCAGTCGCAGGACCATCCCCGCTGCATTACTCTCCAAATTGGTGGGATGCGGTTTTGAGGCCCGTCCCGGTGAGTAGATCACTACCGCCTGTTACATTGCTATTGTGTACTATTGCTCGTCCTAGAGATTTTCTGCAGGATACCCTAGCGACTCATACTGGCGAATGTAACTTCGCCGGTGCTTTGGAGCGGGCAGCGGGAATCGAACCCGCAACTTATCCTTGGCAAGGATATGTGTTACCACTAGCACCATGCCCGCTGATGTTACTATATATTCAAATACATGACCTGTTGACTAATAAATATTTGTCATGCTAAAACAACGTATACCATTGAATCTTCGTCGCAGGATCATTGAACGCGATGGCTTGCGTTGTGTGTACTGTGACGAGGACCTGTCTGATTCAGAGATTCATATGGATCATGCGATCCCAGAATCAAAAGGTGGCACAACCACCTACCACAATCTACAAGTGACTTGTCGTAAGTGCAATCTAGCAAAGGGTGTGTTGTCTGAACACGAATTCTCTACAAGATTAAGAACTCGTGCAATGAACATTCTTTACAGACTTGGTCCTACAACAGACCTTCTGTAGTCAACACAGTAACAGCATCAGCACCAAGCTCAATCTCAGTACGAACGTTGATCTCCAACAATTCGTCTTGCAACTTTTGTTTGGCTTTCTTGCCCAGACTCACAGCAGTACGGAACCCTGTGATATCTTCTTGAGTGAAGATAGAAGTGTCTACAGTGGCATCGTGCCCGTAGTACAAAGAGCTGTTGCTTTCCTTGCGATTACGCAATTTTTCCATCTTACCTGCCACAACCTCTACGCTGTCACGTGTACCTTTGCTGGCTAGGTCAGCCAGGTATTGAATCTTCTTGTCCATCAAGGCCACATCGGCCAGTTTCACATCCACGCCTTGGGCACTGTTGGCCTGGCTCACAGCCTTGCGGATGTCGTACAGGCTGTTTAACAGCCCACGGTGACGTTCTTGCTTCACGGCAAAATCGTTGCGCATGCGAGCGATTTCATCTTCTGCCACCTGGAATTCGTTGATCTTGACTTCGGTATCAAATTTGATACCTTTGATTGTGTCCTGGATAGCCAGTTGCAATACGTTGGCTTTGCGTAGATTGATTTTCATAATTTCTTTCATTAAACAATAAGGGTGGCAAGACCCAAGTCAAGTTGCAGACTGAGCAAGGTGCAATATGCAACATGCAAAATACAAACCACAGTGGCCTGCGTATGTCCGGTTATCAAAGTGCAGATGTCTATAATAAGTCCGGTTCACACAAGCACGATCCAGGTTTCCCCGGAGGCCATTTTAGTTCAGCTTTTGAGGCTGGTGCTGGCATGAAGCCAACAGTTGTCTGTTCTAATCTACTTGGTTCTTGCCTGCCAGCTTTCGCTGACAAAACTAATTATATACGAAACAGCGACGGAAATCAACTGTTTCGGTTAAGCTGCTCGGCGATTGCTCAACACCCACTCTAGTCTGTCAGCAGCGTAACTTGCTGCAAAGGCTCTGGGCTTGACCATTGGTATCACGTTGCAAGTGCCTTTGATATAACCAATTGCTTGGTTAACCACCACTGAGCTCTTGTGCATTTGGTCAGGGTTGATGTCCAAGTGTACTTCCACCAGTCGGTCTTCCAGCACATCACTCATCTTTTGGAACAGTTCGGAAACCTTGTATACTTCGTTCATGAGTCTCATGGCAGGTTTGTCGCTGCGTTGATCCCAATCACGTTCACGTTGTACTTCACCAAAGATTTTGCAACCATGGCAGCTATCAATATGTACAACCACAGCTAGAGCATAGTCTGCATACCATACGCCATTGATCTTTACTCGTTCGCTGTCGCAGCCCAGATATACCGCAGTTTCTGGACTTTGAGCAGTGATGTATTCTTTAACTAAATCCATGTCCATTTTTTTCATAATTCTCTTTCTTTGATTGGCGTACCCACTAGGACTCGAACCTAGACTGACGGTTTTGGAGACCGCGATGCTGCCATTACACTATGGATACATTTTTGGAAAATGTTATTTTTCAAACATTGCTTTGAGATAATTACCGTAGGTTTTGTGATGCAAAATTTTCATGTCAATGAGATTTATATCAAAATTTAAATTTTTAGCTAAGAGTTTTTTATACTCAAAAACTTTTTTTAAATGTAGTTGATCTAGTTGATTCCACGGCACTTGGTCATGTTGTTTGTTTAATAGTTGGTCTGAATCTATGCCTAGCCCACTCAACAGGAGAGCCGCGTCGCCGGGAATTTTCAAGTGTGATTTTATTCTAGCATTCAGTGCTTCGGTAATGTTCAAAACAGAGTAATAGTCTGTGTGTTTATTCTTCCAGACTATTGCATGTCGGCGGCGATCAGTGCCTATGTCAGACCCACCAGGACGAGTATTGTTGTCTATTTTACTGTAACCATATTTTTCATAATTTTTTTCTATATCGCTGATGAAGCTATTATCATAATCAACGGTAGGGCGTATGTTTAAAGCTTCAACTAGCCACTGATCTAGTTTGTTTTGGTCACTGAGCAAAAAATCAGTTGTGCGTTGTAGGCTATCTAAATCTTCTTCGGGTAATCCATAAATAAACCCGGCGGCTAACGAAACTGAATCACCCCACTTAGATTTGATATCAGCTATAGTTTTGAACATTTTATCTCGATTGCCACCTTTGCCTATTATAGATGCAGTCTTGGGGTTCAGAGTTTCAATGCCAAAAAACGCCGCTTTTAAGCCGCTGTCAAACAAATAGTCGATTGTTTTGGGATGTGCGGTCAGCAGGTCTAATCTCAAATACGCCCAGTATTCTAATTTAAATGGAAGTTGTTGAGATATTTCATAAATCATTCGACATTTATCAACATTGTCGTTAAACGTATCGTCACCCATCAAATAACGTGTGACACCAAATCTGTTGTAATTGTCTATCATCTCAGCCTGAATAGATTCTTTTGATCTAATATAATCAGTTTTCTTTTTTCCATTGAAAGGATAGGCACAAAATGCACATTTGAAAATGCATCCACGACCTACTTCTAGATGAAATGTTGATCCAGGCAGTATTGACCAGTCTGGATCATACCGCATATGGGATGATGAAAAATCATATCTAGACGCTACCTTGTCTGTGAGCACTATTGGCCCATAGATACTTTTATAACTTTTTTCTATAGGAGACGATGACCCAAGATGATCTACCAAATCCAATATTGCAGTTTCGGCGTATCCTAACACAAGATAATCAAAATCTTTGTTGTACTCAGTATCTAATGCAGTTGCTCCGCCGAGTACTATTTTGGTTTGAGGATTCAATGATTTAATTAGTTTTTTTAATTCAATATTTTTGTTTTTTCCATGAGGTAAAAAACTACCTGGGTCAATTTCTTTTAATGTCATGCCATTACTGCCATGATCTTTAATAAGTTCAATGGAAGAATAATAGAAATTGTTTATACCCACTAACAAAGTTTGATCAGATATTATCTCTCTGAGAATAGTAGTTATTTCTTTGAATGATAATGCTGATGCATGATGTATCATTGCAACTTCTATTCCGTGTTCTTTAAGTACATGCGCTACTTTGAATGGTCCAAGTAGAATGTTTAAAGAAATTATATCAGTAGAATCTGTAATTAAAATAACATTAGGTTTTTTATTATTAAACATCTATTACTTATGTGTGGTACCAGCGGAGAGGATCGAACTCTCTCAAGAACGCTAATCGGGCGCTAAAAGGTGTATAAGACCTCTCTGACTTCCAAGTCTCGCTGGCATTTGGCTGGTCCGGCGTAACAGAATCGAACTGCTATCTAGGGAGTAGAAATCCCCTGTATTATCCATTATACTAACGCCAGATATCTGAGTTATTTAGAGTGTTGAATAAGATTCAACAATTGTTTTTTATATTCTTTATCAAAATTTGGTTTAACAGTATGCTCCACAGCATGGAAATCAAATTGGTGATATGGAGTAAATCGTGATGTATCAAAATCAACGCCATATGTAGTCAAAGCCAATGCATCATGTCCGGGCAACATAAAATTTGGTAGCCGTCGAGATTCACTGGTGAATTTTGCAGCCAATGCGTTGACTTCCTCACTGTTAGTAAAATTGTTCTTCCAATTTCTTGAATTAGATTCAGTATCAGTGCCAGTATCAACGTACCCATATTTGGTGAAGTTTTTTTCAAACTCGCTAACGTATGTAGATTTGTTATTGTTATACATATGCAATCCATTTGACATCCAACTATGCAATGGAATCTGTTGACTTATTAAGCTATTATGAGTTTCCCACACACTGTCGATGCTCTCCTCGGGCAATCCTAAAATAAAACTTCCGTGCATTGAGATGTCTGAATATTGATTGTGAATAGTTTGAATCATGTCAATCTGACGTGATTTGTTGTATCCTTTACCAATTATTTTTCCTGCTTTTTCATTCAACGTCTCAATGCCAAAATACATAGATCTAACACCAATATCGTGCAATATCTTTACTGTATCTGGCCTGGTACATAGTAGATCTAATCTGTGATATCCCCAAAATACAGGTTGGAAGTTCAAACGATCAACCACACGACGTATGGATTCTAATTTTTCAATATGATCATTGAAGGTATCATCCACAATGTGATAATGCCGAATACCATATCTATCGTAGTTGTTTTTTAATTCAGCCTCCAATATATCAGCAGTTTTGACAAAATCTAAATTTTGTTTTCCATTCATTGGGAAGGCACAAAACTTGCATTTAAAAATACAACCACGACCTATTTCAATCGGAAGACTTTGATGATTCACTATATCTGTGGCTTCCCAACTCATATCTTCAGTGTTAAAATTATATGCAGGAGCAAATCGATCGTCGATTACAGTCACACCATAGATATTTTTACTGCTTTTATTTAAGAGTTCTCCGGTGGTAAGATGATTGGCCAAATTAACTATGGATATTTCACTATATCCAATGAATGCATAGTCAATATTTCTGTTTGAATATTGTTGTGTTACCCTTGTACCACCTACTATGATTTTTAGTTTGCTATTTGTTTTATGCAAATATTCAAAAAATTTATTTTCAAAATCTTTTCCTTGCGGGAATACTGAGTCATCGACAATGTCGGGATATGGTGGTGTAGGTTGGCCTACTTGTTTTTGTATTTGAGTATTTCGCAAATACGTAGAACTAAATCCAAGCAGTATAGTTTGATCTGACACTGCTAAATCAACAAGTTCAACCAGATCCTCATGTGTATATTCAGAATAATGATTGACTACCAAACACGAGTATCCGTGTTTTCTCAAAACATGAGCACATTTAAATGCTCCGATAGTGATTGATCCAAATATGTTGTCGGTGCGATCTGTAAAAAGTATAGCATTGTACATGTGATTTATTTATGAGTGGTGCGACTGGCCGGACTCGAACCGGCACGCCTTTGTAGGCGTCAGATTTTAAGTCTGATGCGGCTACCGATTACGCCACAGTCGCTTGTTTGGTCTCGGTAGGAAGAATCGAACTTCCGCTTCATGCTCCCAAAGCACGGGTGATACCATTTCACTATACCGAGGATTGTTTGGAGCAACGGGAGGGATTTGAACCCCCGGTTTTACGGATTTGCAATCCGTTGCATTGGGCCGCTCTGCCACCGTTGCATATTGGTACCTGGTGACAGACTCGAACTGTCATCGCTCTCCGTGTAAAGGAGACGTATAACCTCTCTACGCAACCAGGCAATTTTTTTTGTTTTGAATTGTTTAAATCTCTATATCCACATACACTTGCAGGAATTGAACCTGCCTACCCCAGAGAAGACCCAGAGCTGTAATCCGCTACATCTGCCTGGCCCAGGCATTTGTGCATGTGGATATAAAGACTTGGACTGTTTCCAGTCTTTATATCATGTAAATTTTTAATGAGCGTATGTTAATTTCTTAACATGCTGCAATTATAGCATCACTTGTGATACCCGTCAACTGGTAGACTCTACAAGAATTGAACTTGTGTCTGTACCATGTCAGGGTACGGTTTTCCCATTGAACTAAGAGTCCGAGTTGGTGGAGGATAGCAGATTCGAACTGCTGATGCTGCCATGCCATGGCAGTATGTTTCCAACTATATCAATCCCCCAAAATGGTGCCCTGGGTGGGACTCGAACCCACAGAACCTGGTTTCTAAGACCAGTACGTATGCCATTCCGTCACCAGGGCCTGGTGGTCATGGTTGGTATCGATCCAACCTCCTCGCCTTATGGGGGCGGTGCGCATCCATCTACGCCACATGACCAATAAATACTTGTGTGAGACGCTATCAAAATCTAACACCACAGGGCTTGAATTTCTATCTAAGCCTAAGTGATACTGGCGTTTGCTGCATCATAGTTTATGATGTGTTCACAGCCGAAGCTCAGTTGCGTTATTTTACCAACGTGAATCTAGCTTTGCGTTTCGTAAACAATCTTTAATTGGGTTGACCAATGGGTAACGATCCCATGCTACGACTTTCACAGAGTCGGGTGCTTCCATTACACCATGGCCAACATAAAACCATATAGAAACACTCTGTGGTGCTTGAATCCACGGTAGCCCTACTCTTCCTGGCACTTCCCAACTGTTCTGCAGAATAAGTCAAGTTCAGTGTTGTTCCAGTGTAGCTACTCAGAATGTTTTTATATAGCGAACTCATTGTAGGCAGGATTCGAACCTGCACGAGGCGTTTATTTCCTCTGACCCGATAAGAGGCCTATGACTACCAAATTTCATCACTACGAGTTCATCGGGTCATGACTTCCGATTATGGATCAGGGTAATTACTCCTGTAAGACCATATAGAAACACACTATATTGAGTTAGCGGACTATTTGCCGACCACCCAACGACTACTGTCGCTACAGCTTCATGCAACAATGTGTTTTTATATGGTAGGACCACTCGGATTCGAACCGAGAGCTTACACCTTAAAAGGGTGATGTTTTAACCGTTAAACTATGATCCCGTATATGGTCCACCCTCTGAGAATCGAACTCAGTTCCTCCGGTTAAGAGCCGGTTACTTCGCCATCAAAGTTTAGAGTGGGTTGTGCATATCGAATTGTCTTTAATGTGCCAACCTTAGACCATATACGGGATCTACGATTGACACTATAGTTTAGCTGTTGGCTTCATATAGTTCCTTTTTGTTTATGTGTTAATTATACAACCTTTTGCAGTAGTTGTCAACTGTTTTTTTGGTTGCCACGGACAATTTCGAAATGTCGACTTATCGCTTATCAAGCGATTACTCTGCCTCTGAGTTACGCGGCAATGCATGGTACCACCTGAGAGATTCGAACTCCCAACCCCTGGATTCGTAATCCAGTGCTCTATCCAATTGAGCCAAGGCGGTAAAAAAACAGTCCAGAGACTCCCATCATGATTGGGTTAGTATCTCCGTCAGAGGGAGGATTAGCATGGACTTGACCTGGATGCGGGGGACAGATTCGAACTGCCGATGCGTCTGGCTTATGAGACCGACGTGGTGACCACCCTCCCCGCGTAAACTATGGTGCCCCATGAGAGAATCGAACTCCCGTCAACGGATTACAAAACCGTGATAATGCCATTATACTAATAGGGCTTGAATTTCTTTTAATATGTCTTGCCATTTAATAGCAAGATCTTTGTTATAATTTTGTGTTTTATTCTTCCGTCTATTCTCCATAGCAGGAAGATATTGTAAATTGTTTTGATGATGTGGCCCACCGTTGCTTAACGCAATTGCATGATCAACTTCATAACCTACAGGGCACATTTCGTAAATTTTATTAATAAGTTTTCGATTTGTTGAAGGCAATGTTGCACTGTACTTTCTGGCTCTGTATGCTTGAACAGTAGCAACATTTTTTGCCTTCTTTTCTCGCTCTGTATAAATCTTTTTTTCTCTTACAATCTTAACTGGTTTTTCTTTTTTCTTGCGCTTTACATGAACAGTATTGTTATATGATGCTGCGCATGATTGAGAACAAAAAGTTTTTTTATTTGCATTCGGAATAAGTTTATTACACTGTTTACACCCGATTAGTGATTTTTGATATTTTTCTAAATATTGATAAGCAATTACTTTTCTTGTAATCAAACAAGAACATAGTATCTTTTTGGAGATACCATCTGAAGGACCGTGCATTCGTTTATGTCCTGTAAGGGACATGATACTAGCAAATGATCTATCACAAACTACACATTCATACATGAAGTTATTTATGATTGGCTCCACGACTAGGACTCGAACCTAGCTAGCTTTCGCACAGATTAACAGTCTGCTGCCACACCCGGCGGCTCTCGTGGAATAAACTATTGGTGGACAGTAATGGATTTGAACCACTGCGCTTTTTACAGAACGGATTTACAGTCCGTCGCCTTCAACCACTCGGCCAACTGTCCTGATTGAATTTGCAAGTAGTAGAGTCACTGTTATCTCTACCATTTACCCGATTGCACTAGTCCGGACGGGAGGGTGATCCGTCACTTGGGATACTGGTCCAGATGATACGCCAATTGTATACCGGTCCCACTCAAGCGACCAGCCGGGCATCGAACCCGCTACCTTCTACTGTTTCAGTTGTTCGAACAAACTTAGACAGCGTGACTTTCTCTTGCTGACACTCGCAAAACTTGGCCCCGGTGGAAGGAATCGAACCTTCGTTGGTTGTATACGGACCGTGTTACCATTACACTACAACCGGGATAAACTTGGCGCACCCTGTTGGAATCGAACCAACTTCCACGGCTCTTCAGGCCGCCGCTATGACCACATCAGCTAAAGGTGCATCGTATTGGCGGAACGACTGAGACTCGAACTCAGAAACCGTATTACTACGATCGAAAGATTAGCAATCTTCTCCAATGCCATTATGGGACCGTTCCTTAATTGGTCTGCGCTGTAGGATTCGAACCTACGACCCCTTGGTTCCAGGCCAAGAACTCTACCAGACTGAGCTAAACACAGATTAAACCTGGAGCGGGGTGCGAGAATCGAACTCGCGCTATCAGCTTGGAAGGCTGAAATCCTACCATTAAATGAACCCCGCATAAAAAGATGGAGACAGCCTACACAAAAGATTTGCCTAATGTGCCGTCCACTTTATCCGCTTATCTTAGTTCCGCTTGTGTCCTAGGGCCGTGCGCTAACCGGGATAAGTTTCAGTCTCCGAAAACTGTTGTCGGTATAAGGAGTCTATCCCCGACTGTGCAACACTAATACTCTATCCTGCGTAAGGTGTCTCCATAAACGGAGCCTTAGCGCGGTTGCATCTGAAAACTGGTGGAGGCCCAGGGTATCGAACCCTTGTAGACATTCTACTTGCAAGGCAGAACCGCAGCCCTCTGCTGCCCCCAATATTGAAATACACTGTTGCGCTATTGCTTAGGCTTTTGTAGACTTATTTGTTTAACGTGGTTCGTATCCCCCACTCCTAAACAATCAGTGTATTTCAATATTGGCTCCGTATCTGAGTAACGATCTCAGCTAATCTCTGATTAACAGTCAGGCCCATGCACCATGCTTGAGTTCTACGGAATAAAATTGGTGGAGCAGAGAGGGTTCGAACCTCTACAGCATTACTGACCTCCGGGTTACAGCCGGGTGCCCTTCCTTTCAGGCGTCTACTCCATAAACTTGGCGATGCGTGGGAGAGTCGAACTCCCGTCTCTGGATAGACAATCCAGGATAATGACCGTTATATGAACGCACCTAAATTTGGTACTGCATAGGAGAGTCGAACTCCTCTTAGCGGACTGAAAACCCGCTGTCCTAACCGATAGACGAATGCAGCAAAATCACTATATGAAAACACATTAAGGAACCATTGCAACTCTATGTCCACTTGTAAGCGCATCTCTCACAGGCTGTTGCGGTCATTACTTCCTACATAGTCCGTCGCTTTTCCGGGTCCACACAGCCTAAGCTATTGACCCTATTTCATGTAGTCTAAGATTGCGTCAGGTGCCCCTGTTGCTCCTTTCTTAAACTACCTAACGGTGTAGGTAACCTAATGTGTTTACATATAGTGCCCAGAACTTGATCTGGGTACACTATACGAAATTGAATTTTTAACGAACTTGCTACACAGTGTCGATGCACTGTGCTGTTTTCTAACTAGTCTCTAGTATAACACCAAGTGCAATACTGGTCAACTTGTTTTGCAAAGTCCTACAACTTGGAAGGACTTTACAAATCTTGCTGCTTTCTAACTAGTCTCTAGTATAACACCATGTGCGATACTGGTCAACTTGTTTCTTAATGCCCTTTCAATACAAAGGGACTTTGTTACATGGCAGACGTGCCAGGGCTCGAACCTAGAACGACAGAGTCAAAGTCTGTTGTGTTACCATTACACCACACGCCTATAAATTTTGGTACCCTTGCTCGGACTCGAACCGAGAGAACTCTTCCTTTTGAGAGAAGCGACTTTGCCAATTTGTCCACAAGGGTGTTATTTTTTTCTTTTGTGAAATACCACTGGCTGGAAATCAAATTCACCAGGGCAAAATTCACATTGATCAATGGGTTGATTTCTTGAGTCTACAAAGTCTGTCAACTGTTGCTCAGTGCAGTCCACACTCAATGGTTGATACTGAGCCAACAACTGTTCTTGCCTTGCATCCATGATTACTGATTGCTGTGTACAAAACTCTGGCAACACAGCCATCACAGGACACTTGTACAGTTTTCCTTTGAATACAGTGTGACTATGCCTCATGGTGCAGGCTTTGAATGCAGTTATCGGATTGCTCTGATGAACAACAAATGCATCACCTTGCGGGATGATTGCAGCCGGAGTAAATTCTGTATTGTCAATAAGGTTGCCCCATTGTCGTTCTAATGCAGGTCGCATCTCAGGTCGATGTACACTTATACCCCACCCCACATGGTATTTGCTGTAAGAGTCGAGATCTTTTGCTATTTTTGCATTAGTGCCATTACTCTGAATCATGATAGTGGTTTCTGGCCACAATCTGCGAAGATTCACGACCCAAGTTTCTAAACCGGGATGCAAGCTGGGTTCACCACCAATGATCACTATCATTGATGCATTAATACGTTGACTCCAGGCTTCAACAGCAGGTGCAGAATCTTCCCATGAGTAGTGACCACGGAAATCGTGATCATTGAACCTATTGCAGTTGGTGCAGGCCAGGTTGCATTGATTGGTGATGTAGAACTCTATCACTGAGTCTAAGAATACGGACATTGATTATTTACGCACTATTTTGAATGCGTATATTAAAACACACTTACTATCCCCTCGGGTGGCAAAACCCAAAGTTAAACATGTTCTACCATGAAAGACAATGAATGTATTTTAATATGACAAATTTTTTTATCTACAAGAAGATAAGCCATCCTCGTCACCGCCCGTTCGCCCCATGTTTAAAGTGCAGGGCCAGGTCCTCGTTACCTGTTCTTCACACTATACTATTATTGCCAAGAATTGGTTTTTAAGTATCGAATTGCGTTAGACAATGTATCTATCTTGTCTTTCGCAAATCCTAACATCAAATTGCAATTATTGCACAATAAGCCTCTTACTTTACCAGTTGTATGACAATGATCAACTGACAATCCTTTATTAAGAACAGTCTGATGTTGATCACATATCAAACAACACCCATTTTGATGGGCAAACATTTTGTTATATTCTTCTAATGTGATTCCGTATTTTTTACGATAATCAAGTTTTCTTCCATATATTTTTTGCTTTTTCTTTTCTTCTACTACTTTACAGGTGGAACATCGTATGTGATTTTTTCCTGTTTTATTAAATTCTATTCCGCAATCTTTGCATAACTTCATATTTGGCTCTCTTTAAAAGAAGAAACCCGGAAGTTGTTAATTTCCGGGTCCTTGGATGTTGAGTATGCTATTTTGTTATACTCGGTCTCCTTGGACCCAGGCCCCGCGATCATAATTCATCTCAATCGCAAACCACAAGGCGGGGCAGGTGCCCTGACTTGGTGTCAGTGATTTGAGTGTTAAATGATGTATCGAGTGTGTCATAGCATGTATTGTATATGTTTATTTATACCTTGTCAACCTCTAAGATTGATTTTTTTACAGTATTTTGGCAAAAAAGTTAAAGATATTTTTATTGTGACTGTGCAGATTCCAACGCATCAGCAGCTTCTTCCAATAGGTCTGCAATACGGTCAGGGGCACCTTCCTGTACACTTTTACGTGAAGTGATCTGTCGACGGATCTCTGCTCGCTTGCGCAAACGGAACACTAGACTTTGTTCACTCACAGGCAAATGACTTTCGTCCTTGGCCATCAGTTCCTCAAAGCGGTCAAATTCTTCGTTCATACCATCTCCAAATAGTCTCGCACCCATGCCAGGCGTGCTTGTTCATCCATAAGGGTATACAGCTCTATGTTAGCACGAATATGTGATAAGAGTCCGTAATATTCCTCGTCAATTTGTTCCCGGAATTCTTGTGTCATCAACTTGTCAGTACGAGGGTTACGTGCCACCCACTTTGCAGTTAGGTAGTATGGGCTTTTGATCTTGGCACTCACTAGATAGTCATCTGTATAAAATACAAAACCTTCATGCCGAACAGTTTTCACTTCCTGCACTAGTTCGCCCAGAGTACAACGCTTCCATTCTACCACGTGGTCTGACAATGCATATTGGTGATACAGGCTGAGTCCATCGTTTTCGCTACGGCTTTCCCAAGTCTTTTTACGATAGCCCAGCAAGTACAGTCCTGGCTTTTCTACAATGATGTGTGGATCATTTGCATGCACACACTCAAACATAAAAGTCAAGTCAGGGAAGCCACTCACATACCGTTCAAAGGTGCCGCGACGCCGGTCAATGAAGGAGTTGGCCATGTCTACAAAGTCACCGGATGTGGATCCAGTTGTACTCACCAGCAACCCGCCGTTGTGCCATGTCACTGCAACCATAAATCCATTGACCTTACGAAAGCATTCTACCACAGTATCTTCACTCAGCACAGGAGCCTTGGCTTCTACACCGTAGTTGTAGATCTTTGTGAATGGCCGTGACACCACATTGAAGTCCTCATCCACGATGGTACCGCGACATTCTTCCAAAAAATCATTCCACAAGTTGTCGTAGAACACAGCCTTACGATACTTGAGAACGTAGATACCATCGCCGGCAGGCTTCATACTAACCAACTTTGGGTTGGCTAGCACAAACTCCTTCAATAGTTCTTTGTTCATTTCACGCTCCTACAATGCTGCGGGCACGAGCCATCAATGCGGCGTCACCGCGGGTCAATACTTCCAACAACATGCGCTTTTCTTCCAAATAGATCTTGGCGAAAGCAGGGTCATGTGCCATGATGCTGCGGCTGTTAGCGATCAAGTCAGCCAACTTCACAGTTTGTGCAGCAGCAGGGGCCATTGCAATATGCTCACGGTCCCGGGCCTTGCGAACAGCTCTGTTGCCATCTTCGGGGCAGCTGACATCAGTCAACCAGCTGACCAAAGACGCAACTTCATGTCCAAATTCACGGGTGATATCTTCTATGGTCAAACCAGTGTCTTCCACTGTGTCGTGCAAGTATGCAGCAGCCACCATCACGTCGGTGTGAGGCACAGTTGCAACAATACCTGCAACTTCTGTAGGATGCACAATGTACGGCTCAAAGGTGTACTTGCGCACTTGTCCAACCGCAGCGTGGGCAGCGGTGGCAAATACTCGGGCTCTTTCTACCATTGTCATCATATACTCCAGTGTCTGTTTATGTGTTTATTATAGCAGAACGGGCAATTCCGGTCAACCGGGTTGCATTACAATTAAGTTTGAAATATAAACTCTTGAGATAAAATTCCACCTCTGCGGAGATTGATTAAAATTTCATCCCAGTTGGATTTAAACGCCCAGTTTTCAAAAGAACTTGGACGTTGATTTAGTCCATAAAATATTAATGTGTGTAGTTCGTCGGAAAAATCACCGGTTGCATACCAAAATTTATCAGCAGTAGGATATGTTTTTTGTGGCTGGTGGGTTTTCTTGGGCATAAGAATTGCTCCGGCAGGATATGTCAAAGTTTGAAACAAAGACAACATATTTTTTTGTTCTCTACCAGTAATAGTCTCTTTGAATTTTTTTGGAAAGTATCCTAGTGACTCAAACTTTGGTACGAGTTCTGACAGATATGCATTTAGAACAGCGGATCCTGAACCAGTACAAATCGATTCTGGAGTATCCATGATTTGATTAAATGCTCTATCAATGTATAAAAATTTCCAACATTGTTGATCATCATCAAACCATATGTTAGGCTGTTGAAATCCAAACAAATCAAACTGATTTACATCATCCAATATGGGATAACATTGATTGTATTCATAAATGCCTTTCATCATGCCCGGCTCTACATAGCAAAAATGCATGAACTTCTTGTGCCACTCAGAGTCAGAGTAAAACCAATTAAAATAATTGTTGTTGCAATTGATTACTGTTAACTTAGTTGATGCAAATTTTTCTTTGTAGTTTTGTGCAATTGGAATAGCACATCGATCAACTTCGGCCAAATTACAAAACACAACCAGTGGATCAGTTGGAGTATATCGAATCATCACAATTTCGTCAAACACAATGTTGTATTTGTAGGCAGTATCAAGAACTATACGCGAGTCTGGCCCGCCCGAAAACCAAAAACGCAGATACGAATGTTGATCTCTAAGTTGAATCAAATGATCTCTAATTGCGTGTTCAAAACTAATAGCTGGATTGATTGAGAATTTGTAATTGTCAAACCCGTTGCCCAATACAAATTTATAATCAGTAGTATAGTCTATATCCCATTGGGAATATACAATTTTTGTATCATTGACGTAGTGCATTATTTTTTGATTGATTTCAACAAAAAGTTAACTTGTTCGTCGGTTGATGCTGTAGACATTTTTGTAAAAAACTGTCTGGTCTTGAAATAATCTTGAAGCGGTTGAGTTTGCAACAAACGAGCCATATCAGACCGTAGTTCAGTTTGAAGATTGGCAGGAATATTTTTGGAAGAAGCATAAACCATCATGTAATAATTCATTACACTTTGATTGATCTCTCCCAATGGGCGTGTGCTCAGTAACTCGGTTGGACCAGTATTGTGAGTACATACAGCTTGACCATTGCGTTCAATGACCTTGCCCGACGTTCCTAACACATACTCAGTTTCTTGTGCAGCAGCAGCACGAATCTGTGCCCCACTACCGCTGTAGATTACAGTTTTGACTGTGCCAGGGCTGGCAGCTTTGATAGCATCAGTGACCCAATTCAAAGTGCTTGGGAATGACTGTACACTAATACGATATGTACCGGGCGTGGTAAAAATAGCATCAGGTGCAGTCTTACCAACAGCACAAAGATAATCGGGTGCATAATACCAAATTGATATCATATTTTGTGCAGTAGGCGGCACAAGATAGCATTCATGATCAAGAGGCAACAAATGGTCTCTATTAGACCACACTGCTATTGTTGGTTTTTTGGTATTTTTAAGATCCTGTGCCATAGCTGCACAATTGCCATTGTACAACACAATCGATGTATCCCATCCCAGTTGTTTAAGGCCGGGGGTTAGTAGTTCGGCAATATTTTGATCATTTGAACCGCCACCCCAGGGGATTAAAAATGTAAATGTTTTGTCAGCTGCGGACGCACCGGCAGCGATAACCATTGCAGTTACGAGAGTTAATAGTTGTTTAATCATAGAGTATCCTTTCTAGTTAATTATAAAACATATAGCTGTAAAAGTCTATATGCAGTTGGCCAAAAATACGGACCCAGCATCCATACAAAAATCATTGGAACTGGATCAATTTTTTTCTTGTACAAAAAATATCCCACCACAGTGGAAATTGCAAAAACAATCATGTAAAAGACTGAGCGGTCTGAGTCCATGCCCAAATACCAAACATCACATGCTATCAATGCAAAAATAAAATAAAATACATATTGGTAATATCTGGCAAACCAGTTGATCATTTGAACAATATAATGCACACAAAATGCAAGACATGCCACTACTCCAACTGATATACCCACGGCCATTTTCAAATAAGTATCCGCATTGAGTTGGTTAATCGACCAACCGCGATCGGTCAGCAAATTGACCACTATGGCCTCACTTGGTTGTATTGCCACACCAAATACCAATAATGGAAACAGCACAGATATCACAGCCGCATTGTCGGCTGCTTCCGCTGAACTTATTCTTGTCAATGCAGTGCTAGATTTGATCTTGGATTCAACAAAATGTGCAGTAGCAGCACTTACTGTTACTCCAATCAACGGCAACAGTCCTGTTAAAAATCCAATAATAGTACCTCGGGCCATCACTGCGGCTGGTACCAATTGTACAGGTTGACTGGTATCAATTTTGTTGTGATCTACTGGACTTGCATTGGACATATCTGCCATGGCAGCAAACAACATAGGGATGGCATACATGCCTAACAGTATAGGAAGGAAAGGCAAGCCATTGACCAAAAATTCTACCCCCATGGTCAGGATAGATTTACCTAAAAACTGGTTGTATCCAATCAAGCTACCTACTAGCCCAATCACACACAATAGTAAATTTGTTTTGAATTTATTTCCAGACCAAGCCAGCGCAGAAACTGCTACCACGACTATAATGACAAAGAATACATCTGTGCGAAGAAAATATCGAAATTCAGTACCAAACTGAATTAACAAGCTCAGCATTGCTACAGATGCTAACGTGGCAACAGCACTAGCCTGTCCAGTCCTATACAATGCAGTCCATAACAAGTCGGAGTTGATGATTTCTTGTCGTTCTTTAAGAACTGGAATGGCCGTGACATCACCAGCAAGGCCAAGCCACAGCCCAACTACACTTGAGCTAAACTGCCCGCAAGTGATCATGGTAGCATAAAATGCAATCAAAGTGTTGAATTCTAAATGTGCCACAAATGGATATAGCATGATCATCATCACGCTGTCTCCTATTGCTGGCAACATTCCTACCAAGAGTCCTATTGGGATTGCAAGAAATATTATAAAAAATTCCATGACAATTTATAATTGTATCTGCTTGACCAAGTGTTGGTTGATGTTATTGATGATCCAATGGTCTGATGAGTTATTAATCATGCCACTGATTCTTAAAAACACCCTAGGAACCCAGGCAGTATTTGCTGTGTAGTGCATTCGATTACAATTATCAAATACCACTGCATCCCCAATTTTCCAATTGGTCCAATATTGATCATCTACTCCCAACACATGCCCGGGTACATAATCAGTCAGTGCCATCAACAATCTAATAGATGTCATGCCTCTGATTGACTTTGTGGACACATCAAATGGCAAATCTAATACTGTAGGATTGCTAGCAGCTATGTTCCGCCACATGGTCAACATAGTATCCACATGTGCTGGAAAAATACAAGCAGTTGGTTGATATTGTATTGCTACGGCACAATGCTCTAGATCAAATGCTTGTGCTATGGTTAATAATTCAGGATACGCTACAGGATTGATTATACTGTGTGTTACCGAATTGAATCCTGCGGCTTTTTGCATAGCATGCTCACCACCTAGATAATTGGTATCAAAAGAACTATTTGAAGCAGTAATATGCTTGTTGTCTTTGGAGATTTTATTAGCTAGATCTATTAGAGTTGGGGATGTGACTGTGGCAATATGCTCTATTTTGTATTCTCTAATAGTGATACTGGTTGCTAACTTAGAAATTTTATATACATCGGGTCCTAGAATGTCTATGAGATTTTCATAGTTGTCCATCCAAGAAAAATAATCTCGCACTGTTTTTATATTGGCATATTGTGTCTGATAAAAAGACAAGGCTGATACGGTCAAATTATCTACTTGAATTTCACGGCCAATAATATCAGTGTTCATGTCAGTGATGCTCTTTGATTGCACCCTTCAAGCCAAGTCGAATTGCTTCGTCCATGGAGATAGCAATTGCACCAGTGGAATCCATGCCAACATCCACAGCACGATATCGCTCCATTCCACTTGTGCCACCGTGAAGATGACCATGCAAGTGTACTGAACCGCAATGCATTTGGTCCCATTCTGCAATAGGATAGTGAAACATCACAACTTTGATTTCGTTGAACTGCACATCCAGATACTTGTGGACTTCGCAAAAACATGCACGGAATTCAGGATCCTGCAAGGTCTTGCGGTCGTGATTGCCTTCAATCAGGATTTTGTTGCCGTTGCAACGCATCATGTATTCTGCTGCTTTGGCCGCTGGCAAGAACGCTACATCGCCTAGGATGTACACAGTATCTTCAGGAGCAATCATGGCATTCCATTCAATTACCATTTGTTCGTTCATGTATGCAACATCGTCACGAAATCGTGCCCGTGTTACAGGGCAGAACTTCATGATGTTTTTGTGCCCAAAGTGCAAGTCAGATGTTACCCAAGTCTTCATATTATTTCTGTTTTGTTTGGCCAATGCGGCTGGCCTTATTCCAGGTGTACGCTACCCCATCAGGAGTCTTACCATCCACCACAGCATCCACACCAGGTTTGCCCACGTGGTTGGGATCTTCTGATACCATGGTAACAAAGATCATGCCCAGCTTGCGAAAGGCCTCGGTATACTTCAATGCTTCGTTTAGGGTAACGGCATCATGTGCGTGTGACCAATTGGTCACAGGATCTGTATAGTAGATTTTAAACATAACCCTATTATATAGCATAGCACTATTCAAGTCAAGCTATGTTGACATAAGGGTGTGGGTAAATTGCAACAACAGTTGATGATGCAGTCCTTGATGCCAATGTGGTGCTAGATATTGCCAGGGTTTTTGATACCATAATCGGGTACTTTCTAAATGACAACCAATCACCCCAACTCTGTTTTGAATGATAGCCATTGGGTCACCATTTGCATATCGACCCACAGTGGTAAATTTGGTCTCATCACCAATCAGGGCACACCCGTCCCAGAAGAACATGTTATGCGGTTGGCCTTGCCAATCAATTGCGGTAACAGTTCCGTAACTTCTACGTACCTCAGCACCCGGACGTTTGATGTATTGTTCGCACTTTACGTCCTGCAAAATATCAAAAAACCAATGCCCGGCCCAGTATGCTCCCATGCAAATGCCCAAGTATCTGCCGCCGGATTCCACAAAATCAGCTATCATGTTGGCTTGTTTACGCAGGAAGAAATCATAGTAGCGATCAGCTTCGCCAATCCCCCCTGGAAACACAACCATTGCTGCCTGTGCCAACAAGTCTGAATTTAGAGTTTTTTCGTTGAATCTCTGTACGCGATAGTGACTGCCTAGACTCTTTTCTACCCCATCACAGCTTTGATTGCTGCATTCAGGATGATGAGAGAACAAGGCAATCAGGGGTTTATGGGCATCCAGCATGTTGTTATTTACACACTATTTTGCCCTGTATTTTTAATCTGTGTCTGGCCAAGGTTCTACCAACCACCCTATAGCAAATAGGTCTTGACGTATTTCATCAGTAACGGTACTTTCCCCTACGTAGCCTTTGGTGCCAGTCTCATCACCATTGCCTAGTCCGCCGCCCATGCCCGAACAATACCAGTCCATGTAGTCGCCTTGCTTGCGTATATCAGCAATGATCCCGCCAGCTGATCGCCAACTACGTGTCCATTTTAAATCTGCAACTCTAGGCCAAACATCGTTTTTTTGAAACACATTATTACACATGGCCGCATAGAGATTCTGGGCGTATGTATCGCTGTCAATCACTTTCTTTGCCATCCATCCAGATGTGACAATGTCCTTGTCGAGATCATTGGCAGGATCTTGTCTCATTGCAAAGTGCGGGATTCATCCTGGAGATCGGCTTTGACTCGATCCGGCAGATCCGCAAAATCAACTTCCGTGCTTTGTGCAGCAAGTTCTTCGGGAGTCATGGATCCAAACATTTCTTCAAGTTCTGTTATCAAGGCATCTAGTTCTTCTTGAGAGCCATCAAAGTCATCAAACGCTCCTGGTGCAAACTGTACTTTCATAATGTATCCTTGTGATAAATGGTGGGACCTCTGTGAGTCGAACACAGCACCAACAGATTATGAGTCTGCTGCTCTAACCAACATGAGCTAAGGTCCCTGGTTATTTGTTACGCCAAACGATCTACGTTCTGGCCATTGCGATTCATGCGCCTGTTCATTTCTACATGTTTGGCTTCGTCAATTTCATGTTGATGTTTGATTCGTACCTCATCCTGCAAACGTTCAAGGTGACGGCGATCCACACGGCGAATCTCTTGAAGCCTGTAAACTTCGTTATTGTGTGTGTGGATGCTGTCAACTTTCATAATATTACTTATCAATCACTTGCTATTCCGAATAGCTGTCAACTTCTGTTAACTCGGCCACTTGATACACCATGTCCACTGACACATCCAACATACCAGAAATGGTCACTGGTCGGTAACCTTCTTCAAGTAGAGATCTAATCTCTTCAATCAGTTGTTTTATTTTGCTCATATTATTCCTTTTGTTTTGAAATTCACATGGGTTCAACTAGCATTCCAAATCTCTGCATATCCTTCTTCCACAGTTGGTTCTTCCCAACCTGCGATCATACTACGCATGACATGATCGGGAATGCTCTTTCCAACACGGCTGGCCAACCGCCGAGCCAGTTCTTCAGCCTCGGGGGTGCGAAACACCACAGCAATATGTTCATAGTCAGGCAACATGCGGAACTTCTTCAGACGACTTTTGACTGTGGTTGAGGTCTGATCCCAAATTATACTATGATTGTGCTCACGTGCAAATACAACTTGTTCAGTCATCAAGTCCACAGCCGTGGGCATGTACTCCTTGAACACTTGATTGTAGGTTTTGCCTTGTGCTCTGGCATAGTCTTCCACAAACGCATCTGTACTGACTATAGTCAGCCCCAGGGCCCAGTCTTGGTCCCGTATCCAGGTGCTTTTGCCTGCGCCCGGAACTCCTACTAATACGTAAACTTTTGACATTACTTCTCTACAATTCGATATTGACTTTTTGGATAGCGTTCTTGCAGCCATTCAATCAGGCCTGGCTCCCAAGGCAGTTTAACTGATTCATAACGATTGGTAATGTATTTCATTCTTCAACTCTGAAATGTTCTTTAATATCGTTAACCAACTCAACCGCCCATACTGGTTCGGCATATTGAGCCGCTTCATTCCCAATCTTATCCAAACATTCCTTCACAATCAACTCGGCGAACTTTTCTGCATTGAGCAGACGAATCTTTGTATCTGGATCTGCCATGTTAGGCACCCATTCCATAGACTGTTCTTTTAGTTGTCGAATTCGTTCATTCATTCTTCGTGTCCTAGTGTTTGAGGGCTGTGATCCAGTCGATCAATGTCGTTTTCACGATAGAAGAATGCATCTGGATCCGTTATTGTAACACACAAATCGCTATGATGCAAGTCATAATCCACAAAGTTGTGTTCAGAATCATACACTCTGAATTTGTAAACACCGGCAGCAACTTGGATCAACACACCTTCCGTACCATCAGCTGACGTTGGTTTCATTGTTCTCTCCTAAATTAAGTATCGCCTAATTGCCGTTCAAGATCTTCAATACGTTTTTCATAAACATCACGTAATGCATCTCGTTCATCCTCTACGCTGGATAGTTCTTGTTGTAGATAAGTTATTTGTCCACGCAACCAAATAATCTGTTGCTCAAGTTCAAATATCTTTTCTCGTTGTGGATCTTCATCCTCGATCATTCTTCAACTCCAAAATGTTGTTTCAATCTTGCTTTTGCTATTATTCGGCATGCCAGTTACCTTGCAAACAATGCAAGAATTCATGCCCTACTGTACGCATATCTACCTTTTCAGGCAAAATTATCAAGCATCGATCTGGCCATTGCCAAGTACAAGCCAATGCACCGTTGGGAAATCCACCCAATCCAAAATTTCGACTTTGAGCATTGCAGACTGCTTGAATTTCGGACGCTTTGACATACTGTATCTCTACTGTTGTTTTGTTGGTACTATTTTTTTTCATATCAAACACACGACTACCAGAATTATCAAAATTCCACTGTGCGTTTGCAGTGCTTGCAACCAAACATATTGCAACAGATAACACAAGATTTTTCAACATAATTATTACTTAATTTGAAATAAACAATACACACTCAAGGCAAAAACAGCCACAAACCCAGCTGTGTCAATCAGTTCAGAATACGATCCAGTCTTGCGAAGTGCCTGTGCAATTAGATCAGTCAGTCGTTTAAAACTCTGATTTAAATTGCCATTGAATATCCCATCAATGATCAAGGCCACAGCCATAGCAAACATTGCCACAGTTACAACATTCAACAATATCAACCATTGATAATAAGATATCCACTTGTCAAGATCTTTTATGTAGAATGACATTACTTTTCTCCCAGCAGGTACCGGTTAGAGATAGCCTTGAAGCTCATGCCACCATGCACTTGCTTGAACACAATGCCTTCACGTTCGGGTCCTGTGATATCGCCCATCACACTCTTGCCTTCAGCAAACTTTAGGATTTCTTCCACAGAGCCTGTACCAAGATTCCAATCAGTGTGCAGCACAGGAACATGCAGCAGTCCCATCTCCTCAACAAGAGCACGACGGAACATGGGGCTCAAGTATGCACCACCAAACACATCGTAGATATCAAACACACGGAACTCTGGGTCACGCAGTTTATAGATGTTGCCTTGGATGCCGGGCCCGATTAGTTCGCCTTGAACAGCAACATTCTTGTTGCCAAACAAACCGCGAATCTTTGCTTCAATCCCATCACGACGGGCCACAGCCCATAATGTGTTGCCTTCAGTTTCCTTTAGGTCCAGGTTACGTGAGCAAACACCGAATTCACCATCGATCAAGTACACAGTCATTGAAGAACCTTCCAGCTTTTCAGTAACTTCATACTCAGTGCCTGATTCGGCAGCAGCACGGATTTCTGCAACTAGATTTTGTGCCCGTTCTTGGTCAGTCTTGGGAATCTCAGATGGAAAGTTACCACGTGCCATACCAGCCAACTGAGCATTCATGGGCATTTCCCACTTCACAATGTTCAGCAATTCAGTAACATCTTCGCCCTCAACGAAAGAATTTGTTTGTGGAATAACATCATCAAGATTCAACAGCAAACCTTGAGATAGTTGGCCACGCAGCTTTACAGTACGCAGACGTTCACCGCGGATGCCTTCGAACTCACGAGGCTCCTTGCCCTTGCTTAGGAAAGCAGCAATCTCAGTAGGAATCCAAGAGTCAATCTCGCAATACACTGCACGATCGCCTACAGCAAACTCGCCCTTCTTTACCACTACCTTCCATCCACCAATGGTAGCGCACTCAATTGCATCTGCACCTTCAATCGGGGTGAGTGCATCAATCTTACGAATAGTAGCCATCTTGCGAGTCATAAATTTCCTTTAACTTTTTTTGATTTGCACTGGTCTTGTTCAAACAAATCAATATAATAGAATCGTTTGTATTTTTCTAATCGTTCAGGGCTGTTACATGCATGGAAATAACCCTGTACGCTAGTCTTAAATTTGCAGTCTTTACACTGATCAGGCATTTTATTTCTTTCCAATCTTTGATACTACGTTAGCCTTGCTCACATGCAGTTGGTACAGGAACCTGCGGTACGCTCGCAATGAGGCAATGCTCATTGGATCTGTCTTGCCTTCAAGTTCGGCAATCTTTGCTTCTAACTCTTGTTCTTTTGCACGGTGGCGCTCAATGTCTGCATTGAGCCCTTTTGTTTTGTTCCAAAAGAATTTCATAACGTTCTCCTTATAATCCCAACAGTTCGCGTTCAAAATCAGTCAACTTGGCCAATGCTTCTTTCTTGGCTGCTTCACGCTCTGCTGCCTTACGACGGTCTTCGTCCAGCTGATCCAGGTCCCACATTAGGCTTTCCAAGTCTATCTGGGCCTGCATAGAGTGTACTGGAGACAATGTCCAACTGTCACGCCCCTCGACCAGAAGGAACTTGGAGTTGCGTACTGTGAGACTAAAAGAGTTAGGACTATTCGTAGCTCGTTCCAACTGTGCCATCAACAGGCCAGGGAAGGCAGCAACTTCTTCTGCTTCGCGCTGAGCCATAAATGCTTCATTCTCAGCTGTGAGTTCTGCTTTTGTCTTACGTGCCATGATCAACTCCTTGTTGCGATAAGTGTATTATAGCAGAACGGTGATTTCTGGTCAACCGTTCTGCTTCACACGCACATCAGTGTTCAGTGCAGGTGTGTACTGAGCAATCAGCTCGCGTTCCAATTTGTGTGCAGCAGCTTTGCCACGCACAATGTCCACAATCACAGCGGTGATGCTGTCAGCACCTGCCATGCGAATTGCTTCGTACAGGCACCAAGATTTGTCCTCAGTGCGCGAACGATAGATGTGTTTGTTAACACGGCTACGCAGGCTCATGGGGATTGTGCGCTGAGTCTTTGCAGTGATACCAATGTAAAACTCTGTACCAATATGCAGAGCATACACAATATGAGTGCGATCAACACGCTTTTTACGAGTGGCTTTTGTTGCTTCCATACACGTATTATAGCCGATCTAGCAAATCCGGTCAACCACAATTGTGTGGCATTTTTACAACACTTTTACTGTGTATAGTTCTCAAGAAATCGGTCTAAATCCCCATACAGATTCGCTAGAAATGCTTCCTTGGATCCGTAAAATTTGATATTGGAATTCTTTCTATCTAAATTGAGATAATATGGGTCTTGTAATCTTTGATCCAACTGTACCAGTAGTTTGGGACGTATTTGTTCCAGTCGAATATCAAAATTATAATGCTCGATATTCATTCGTTGCATCACAATATAACCATGGGGACTAAGTCGCATGCCTGCACCTTGACGAGAATTACGCCACCAAGTTTGCATGGCCCAATCTAATCCGGGACGTTGAGATTCAGGATACTGCCTGATCAGTGCTTCAGTAATGGCTTGTTTATTTCGCATTGGGATATATCTTATCCCCTTGCTTGAGTAATACCACAGAAAACTTGTCAGTTCTAAACTGAACATTTAGTTTACGTGCCAAATTGATTGCGTGTCCGCTGTTTGAGAACGAAACCTTTTTATACTTGGGACCAGGATACTGTGTGAGCAAGTTAGAAGTCTTGAGATTGATAGGTCGGCCATCAAAGAACACTGCCCAGATACCTTCACTGGCTAATACTTGCTCAGTTTTGTAGGTCTGCTTGTTGGTGTTCTCAATTAATACCGACGGTTTTGGACGACTCATTCATTATACTCCTACATTTATTTAGCAGAAATATATGTAGTTTTAGAAGTCTTTGCTGCCCAGTTCCACCGTAATAACTTGTTCTTTCTGTACCTGTAACAAGGTATTTTGCATGTCAATCATGGCCAACAGTATCTTGGTTATGTCAGCATGTAGGTCTTTGGCATCCTTCATGGACATCATGAAGTCACGTTGGCCACGTGCTTCATGTGCCTTTACTGAATCAACAAACCGATTGATATGGATACTCATTTTTTAATACCATAAAAATATAAATCTTGCAGTTCCCAATGTACCGTTCTAAAATTCCATTCGTTAAAATGAAGATTAAAATCAATCTTGCTTGTGAAATCTTCAGCAGTTAAATTTTTGTAGTATTCCCATCCAACACTGGTGGTCAACGAGTGTGTTGGTGATGTTCTTGATGTACCGTGTTCTGCACGACCAGTGGTAGCACAGGTGAATATCACTATGCCATTGTGTTTGCACATTCTTATCATGTTGATAAATGTTTCTAACCAATAAGGATTGTGTTCAAAACATTCTGAAGAAATCACCACATCAAAATGATTTGATGGGCCATCAAACTCCTGCCCGCCCACAACCAAGTCCACTCCTTTACCGGGTGCAACATCCAACCCAATGTGCTGTGATGTATTTTGAATTATGGATCGAATTGATCCATTTACATCATAGCTACCTACTTCTAAAAGTTTTGGAAATTTAAAAAAATCTGGAAATCGATCTCTAATTTCCGCAATAAATTTTTGTTGTGATACGTGCGACATAGTTGTTAGGAAAATTTGTTAAAAGCACCTGTCTTTTTCAAGAATGGTTTCAAGTTTGGGGGTTCCCAACCTTGTGGTTTGAGTACCTTGCCATCTTCACGCTTGCGTACCTTGCCATTGGCTTCAATCTTTGCAAAATTAGTAGACATGACTTCTTTCCACGCCGCTTCTCCATCAAAGCCTGCACTATGTATAGCACCAATGGTAACAACCAGTATATCAATTAGTGCGTCCAATGTTTCAACTTGATCATCAGATAATGTTGCTTCTAACAATTCTTGATATTCTTCACTAATGAGATTAACATACATGGCAAATTGTTTTTCGTCAAACCCGTCAACACTTTGATCACAGGCTCGCATAAATTTTTCTTGATCACGGAAGAGATTTGACATTGGCTTCTTCTCGGGTGTAAAATGGACCTTGATACTGATAACGTTCTAGTGTAATCAGTTTGGGACTTTGTACAATAGCCCAGGTTCGGCGTTGCTTGACCTGATACCATCCGGCTGCAAACCACGAACGTGACTTGCGATTCTTGGTATACAATGGCAATTTGTGTTGCACATCCCAGATGGGATTGTATACTCGAGATCCTGATGGATATCCTTGTACTTGAAAACTGGCAGATTCTCGATTGGGCTTGTTACCCACTGCTGGAAATTCAATATCAACTTGTTTGCGGATCATTGCAATGGTCTTGAATGGCATGACCCGATTGTTGATTCTGACTGCAAAACCATCTCCTGTGGCTTCTATGTTGCCGACCTTTTTATCATCCTGTGTAAGAATGTAAAACTGATCTTTAACTATGGGTTTGGCTATAATTCTCATCTAGTGTTCCTTTATAGGTTTCGTTGAGCCAGCGAGCATACTGCTCTGCTGACTCAGATATCTTTGTGAGTTCGTACTTGCCGCAAAACTTCATGAATCTCACACCAACTTGACCAATGTCTTTGTGACTGATCTGTTCACGTATTGCACCATCTACTTTGTCTTTGATCTCTTTGGGTTGTGCAGTAAGATCAATCAGCACACGATTGCGTTCGTAATCGTCTTTCACACGATGTTCGTCGCCATTGTGGTCAGACCAACGCTGAAGCATGAGATTGTTCCAATTGAAGCCTTTAGAATTGCGGTCTTCGAATGCTTCTTGCAAACCAACTTTGTTTTTGGTGCCTTTGGTTCGCACACCAGGATAAGCCGAAAATACGTTGTCAGATGTATCACCACGCATGCATTTTTCAAACAACAGCCATTCTGGATCAGGAATTGTTTTGTCTGTCTTGGTCTTTTTGTCTTTCACACGTCGACCCTTGGCATCAAATATGCCTGTTACCGTGTGAAGTTCATCGGTAATGCCATTATATTGGCTAACATTGGGTGCTAGTAATTGCACAAAATCTGTGTCTGATGAAATCACGTAGTGCTCGTCCTGCGGATGCAAGGCTATCCAGCGAGCAATCACGTCGTCTGCTTCGGCTTCGGGATGTCGGATAACGCTACAGTTAGTACCTTCAGCCAAGTATTTAGTGAGGCTATCATAGGTTTCCCAAAACAATTTATCCTCTTCTTGTTCTGTGTCCGATAATGCAGCACGAGCCACAGCACGGTTTTTCTTGTAGGGACCATAAAAGTCCTTGCGCCATGATCTCCCTTCAAGTGCGAAAATCACATGATCTGCTTGAAACTGTTTGTGTACTTTGTTCACACTGCTCATTACAATGTGTAAAGCATATCCTACTTTTTCCCAAGCATCGGCAGCACGGAAAACAGAGTGGCGAGCACGGAAAAAGGTATTAGCTGTATCAATCAGGAGATATCGCATGGGGATCCAATATATTGTTTTCTATACAGTATTGTAACACAAATTCAGCCCAAAAGCAATGGGCATCTTTACCGAAATGCCACGATCCGTCACTGACCGGTTCAAATCGATCACGCAGAATTTCATTGTATGTGAATTCTAAATATGGTGCTAGATAAGAATCTTTCCAATCCAGCTGCTGGGCGATACGATCAAACGAATTGTTACCGTTGAAGAACACATGCGGGATCTTCATCTCATCCAGATCCAGATGCAGTTGCCAAATTTCTTGATGCCAATGTTGTTGGCATTTGGACCAATCTACATCGACCACAAACTGCCGGTACTGATCTTGCAATTCTGCAGGAACATAATCTAATCCTGAGCTGCCCACTTGCAAGTATTCACCATTGTGCAACCACTCTTCTCGCTCCCAAGTGCTCCACTGTATGATTGCCACAGCAGATTCCCAGGGTTGTAAACTATTCATCCAGTTTCGTGTGGTGCGAAGAATTCTATAGTTGGATGCAGCAGATTCAGCATCACATACCAACTCAATGCCTAATTTGTCAGCCAGTTGTTGTCCCCAGC